TCATCTTCAGGAATATCTTGTTCAGTGTTCATGTTGTGCTTTCAAAGGCCGAAGCCCCGTTGTGGTTTATGCGGAGATGGTTTCGTTTTCGGCGCGGTCTGCAAACTCGGGGTAAGCATCGGAGAGGTCGACCATCTTTTCTGCGTACACCGTAAAGCCGCATTCGGATGGCTTGTAGGTCATGGCGAGGTTGAAGGCTGCTGTGTAGGCGGTCACGAATTCTTCGTATGTCATGTTTGCTTTGATCATGGTGTTTTCCTGGTTAAGTCCCTGTGCAAAGTGCTAGGGCTTGAGTAGGATTCTAGCGTCACGCTAGTACAGGTCAAGCACTCAAGCAAAAATATTTGCTATGACAAACCCTTAAGGGTAAACACCTACACATTTAGTCTCAAGCATTACGCTAGAATTCTTCGCATGGAAAACAAACTCACAGCGCAACAGCGCCAAGAACTCGCCCAGACGGTCGGCCTCAACGAACAGTGGCTTTACCAGTGCCTCAGTGGTAGGCGGGACATGAGTCCAGCTGAAGCCATCCGAGTGGAGGCTGCATCTGGTGGCAGCGTCACCCGGCAGATGCTGTGCCAAGGGACATGGGCCAAGATTTGGCCTGAGCTGGCATGAACTATTTGTCTGTCTGCTCTGGCATTGAGGCGGCAACTGTCGCTTGGCACTCGCTGGGTTGGACGCCGCTGGCTTTCTCGGAGATCGAAAAGTTCCCATCACAGGTGCTGGCGCACCACTATCCCAACACGCCAAACCTTGGCGATATGACTCGCTTTAAGGAGTGGAATTTTGAATCAGATGTCAATGTTCTTGTCGGAGGAACTCCCTGCCAATCATTCAGCGTCGCCGGACTCCGAAAAGGACTGGATGACCCTCGTGGCAACCTCATGCTTACATACCTTGCCATTGCTGCAAAGTATCGGCCCAAGTGGCTGGTTTGGGAGAACGTCCCCGGCGTCCTATCCTCTAACGGAGGACTCGACTTTGCCTCCCTCCTTCGAGGGATGGGGGAACTCGGGTATGGGTTCGCATACCGGGTTCTTGACGCTCAGTATTTCGGAGTGGCCCAGCGACGCAGACGTGTGTTTGTTGTCGGATATCTTGGAAATTGGCGACCTGCCGCAGCGGTTCTTTTTGAGCGCCACAGCCTGCAAGGGCATCCTGCGCCGAGCCGAGAAAAGAGGGAAGGCGTTGCCCCTAGCACTGGATTTAGCGTTACAGGCAGTGTCACAGGGGGCTTTGGCCCAAAGTTAGGCACTGATGAAGCCTGCCAAGGCAGCCTTATTCCTGCAATGCACTCAGAGATCAGCCCAGCATTGAAAGCAAGAGACGCCAAAGGCCCATCCAGTGATGGCGATGGCGATGGCGCAATACTTGTGCCAATGTCAAGGCCGATTGCCTTGCAAGATGTCCGAGCAGTAGAGAAAATGCAAAACGGGAAGGGCTGGAATGATGATGGCACAGCCTACACGGTTGATACCCATGCAACTCAGGGCGTGGCGCAGCCGATCAACATTTACGGCGGCAACAAGCGTCAAGATCGACCAGAAGGTGGGTTTTACGTCCGAATGGATGAGAACATTAGCAAGACGCTTGACTCGGCTACTGGCCTAAACCCAACTTGTTCGCAAGGTGGTACGGCGGTGATGCAACCAATCCCATTTGACACCACCCAAATCACCAGCAAAGCAAACTACAGCAAGCCCCAAGCTGGTGACCCATGCCATCCACTGGCGGCAGGAGCGCATCCTCCAGCCATAACACAGGCAATGGCATTTGATTGGCAATCAGGAGGTGATGCGCGAGGTTTAGACCCAAAACCTACAGCGCAGTTGCAACGCTCCCAGACTCCAGCCGTCATGCAAGCAATGGCGGTACGCCGCTTGACGCCAGTGGAGTGCGAGAGACTGCAAGGCTTTCCTGACAATTACACCGACATCCAGCCCAAGGGCAAGGCAACACCAGATGGCCCACGCTACAAGGCTCTAGGCAACAGCATGGCAGTGCCAGTGATGGCTTGGATTGGTGAGCGCATTGCTCAAGTTGAAGGAATCGCATGAGCAATCTACAATCCCTCCAGGCTATGCAGTTGCCTACTTTAGGGGTGGGCCAAGCGTCCACCCCATCCTTTTCTCGGGTCATTGGTATTGACCCTGGCGCATCAGGCGCTATTGCACTGCTCCTGAACGGTGTGCTGGTGTCAGTACACGATATGCCAACAGTCACCGTCGAGCGCAACAAGGCGCAGAAACGCCAAGTCTGTCCCGCTGGCCTTGCACTCTTGATGCAGCAGCTCTCACCGCACAAGGCCATTGTCGAGAAGGTAGGTGCAATGCCAGGTCAGGGTGTCTCTTCCATGTTCAGCTTTGGCAGATCAGTTGGCATCATCGAAGGTGTGCTTGCCGCCAAGCAGATACCTGTGACGTTTGTCACACCGCAGAGTTGGCAGAAGCAATCAGGTGCCGCTAAGGGAAAAGACGGGAGCCGGCAGCGGGTCATGGAGCTGTTTCCTCGGGAGGCGCATCTCTTTGCAAGGGTCAAGGACGATGGACGAGCTGACGCAGTTCTGATTGGTCTATGGGGTGGTGTATGACACTACAAGAAGATGAACGTAAGACGCTGAAGGCGCACATCCTCTGGCTGGGGACTGAGTTAGAGAAGTCCAGACTCCAGTGCCGAGCCAAGACTGAATTGCTCCAGCGGATGCTGGACCCAGAGGACTTGGGACATGCCGTGAGCCAGGAGATTCGGACCTTGGTGTACCAAATTCTCATTGAAGATTCACACAACGAAAGAGACGCATGGAACAGATAAAACAGACACTGCTAAGACCAAGTGCTGCGGGACGGTGGATTGCTTGTCCCGCAAGCGTTCAACTGTCAGCCAAGATGCCAAAGGGAGAGTCAGGTGCTGCAGCGCAGCGTGGGACTGCAATTCACTCTCTGTCGGAGAGTTGCTTTATGACCTCCAGCTTGCCAGAGGAGTGGCTAGGCGTGGAGGTGGAGGGTGTCAGGATGGACGAGGAGGCCATCACTTACGCAAGGAAGCACTTGGACTACATTGAGGGCGAGGAGAAGCGTTTGGGTAACGTATTCGTTGAGCAGTACGTCACTGCCCTAGACACCCACAACGTCCGAGTTGCGGGTACTGCTGATGTCCTGGGCTGGAGTGATGACACTGGCGAATTTGTCATTGGTGACCTGAAGACAGGGCGTGGATATGTTGATGCTGACTCAGACCAGATGCGTATCTATGCACTTGGCGGGATGAAATTGGCAAAGAAGACATTCAAGACGGTGACCATGACCATCGTCCAGCCAGTACATGGTGTTAACCGCAGTCACACCATGACAGTATCTGAGTTGCTCAAGTGGGAGCGCAACGTCCTTATCCCTGCGGCACAGGCTGCAATGGCACCAGACCCCAAGGTAGTGCCGAGTGAATCAGCTTGTCAGTGGTGTCCAGCCAGGGCCATTTGTCCAGCGCACATTGAAACATTTACCGAGTTGGCTGAAGCAGCATTGCCGCAGGCACTCACCAATGAGCAGTTGGCGTCCTACCTGAACCAAGTGTCAAAGGTTGAGGCGTTCATCAAGGCATTGGAGACGTATGCCGTGAAGTGCATAAAGGACGGTGCAGCAGTACCAGGCTGGCAGATGGGGTCCAAGAAGTCAACGAGGAAGTGGACTGATGAGACTGAGGCTGTTGGTGCCTTGGTGCTGGCTGGACTCACTCAAGACCAAATCTATCCAAGAGAAATCATATCGCCAGCAGTTGCTGAGAAGTTGCTGAACGATAAAACGGTCACGGAAACCTTGACAACCAAGGTGTCCAGTGGACTCACCCTATGCCGAGCATTCGGCATTGGTGAGTAGTGTCAGTGTGTGTTTAATTCTTAACTCTTAACTCGGAAATCAAAATGCTAAATCTTTCAAGCAACGGCGGTGGGTCTTACATTCGTTTCATGGCGCAGACACGCCAATGGGAAAACAGCTCCAAGGAGTTAATCACATTGCCGCCAATGGTGATGGACATGGACTCTGTTCGCACTGGCTGGCTCCTGCTTGGTATCGGTCAGCGGGATTGGGTGGAGGACGAGTCCGTTGGTAAGAAGGGCAAGCAGCCTTCTGCTGACCATAAGCGTGGCTTCAGTGTCAAGCTGTTCTCGAAACCTACAGGTGTCGTTGAGTGGTGTGCGTCTGGTGTCGGTGTCACCAAGGGGTTTGAGGCCATCTACAACGCCTGTGATGCACAGGCTGACCACAACCCTGGCAAGGTGCCAGTGATCAATTACGAGGGTGCAACTGCTCTCAAGATTGGCGCAGGAAACACGGCAATCCCGAACTTTAAGCTGAAGAACTGGGTTAACCGTCCTGCGGCCTTGGATGCTGATGGTGAGGCTGTCTATGAGGAGGAAGCACCAGCACCAGCACCAGCACCAGTACGTCAGGCAGCGAGGCCAGCTCCTAAGCCAGCGCCTGTGGTTGAGGATGACGAGGAAATGTTCAACTAAAATTTAAACGACAAAGGAACCCGGCCTGGTGCCGGGTTTTTTTGACCCTATGAAACAAGAACAATGGAATTTGCTCCTCATTTCACTTGCGAGACGGGTGTACGAGCTGGAGCAGAGAATAAAAACACTGGAAACTGCACATGGATGCAAAACTGATTGCGGCGGCATTAGGACACTCAAGGCCAGCAGCAAACGGACATTGGCTGGCGTCCTGCCCAGTCCTTGACCACGGACAGGGGAATGGGGACA